ATTGGTCTGCTTTAAGCTGCATAGCATTGGCTGCATAAGCTACTTTTGTAGCATAATAGTCTTCTAATCTTCTAGGGTCGCCAACATTTTGACCTTTACCTTTAATAACACTTTCATATAAATTAGAGTCATATTTGTTATTACTATCTTCTAACACACCCATCATTGCTTTTTTACCTAAATCTATTTGTGTTGTTGTTGGAGGTTCTACACCTTCTACTTTAGTTATTACAGGATTTCCACCAACTTCAGTTCTTAAAATTGGTCTACCATCTGGGCCTACTTCTAAGTAATCATAGCTTTTTTGGTTATAAGTAACACCTCCACTTGTAATTGAAGTGTCATTAATCTTTGCAGAACCTTCAATAATTCTGCCTGATATTTCACCAGATTCTATTTTACTTTGAACTGTTCTAATTAAACCATCAATATCGTATCTACTTCCTGAACTAGTAGCTGCTGTATCGTATGCACTTACAGCATTACTTAACTCTATAAGCTCTTTACTTGTTGCATCACCTAAAGTAATACGTAGATTTTCATGGGCTTCTAAGTTTTTATAGTCTATTGTTTCTGGTGTCTCTATTCCAATTAATTTTTTAACACCTTGAAATATTTTTCCAAAAGGATTCTTTGGATTTTCTCTACTATTCCATTTATCAAACTGAGATAATATTGTCTCCATATCAGGAACATCCATACTTTCATCGTATAAATTTTGATAATAGTCTTTTAATCTTGCAGCTTCTGATTTAGATTGTTCTTGGATATAACCATCTAATTGAGTTATATTTAAGTTTTGAAACTGCTCTTGATTATTTAGTCTATCTGTTAAGTCACTAGCTATATAATTCTGTAATAAGTTTAGGTCAACTACACCATTAACAATAAAACCATTAGGATTGTCCTCTGAATTTACTAATCCATTTCTTGTTTGTTCTTGATTTGATAAATAACTTTCAAGATAAGTTCTCATAGGAACATTCTTATCCTGTAAAGTTTGTCCTCTTTCTTCAAAAGATTTTCTAACCTCACCGAAGATACCACCAATAGCAGGCTCTATAAGAAACCTTCTAAGTAATGCTTTCTTATAACCTTCTTCGTCAGCTTTTTTGGCTTGTTCTATTCCTCTTGCTCTAGCATTATCAAATGTTTGTTGAGCAAATTGAACACCACCGTCATCATATAATCCCATTATTCTTCCTCTCCTCTAGCTAATAAACTATCATTACTAGGTATAGCATCTCCATCTATTTCTGGTTGTCTATCTAATAATCCTAGTTCAGGTAAAGCTTCTATTTTTTCTATTACTTCTTGAGGTAAAGCTCCTTCAGGAACTCCTCCACCAGACTCTCTAGCTTTTTTACTGGCAGCAACTCTAGCTACATTCTTAGCCCTGTCCACTAACATTGCTTCTTCTTCATCAGCAACACCATCTTCCATATCTAGTAAAGCTGATGGGTCATCTGAGTCTATTCTATATTTAACACCAGCCTTTTCAGCAAGAGCCATAAGTAAATATGCAAATGGTTCTAGTAACATAAGCATTAAATCAGGATTCCATTTACCTTCTCTAAATCCTACATAGCCCATTTGTAATGATAAGTCCATAACTGGAACTCCATCACCTAAAGCAAGAACAATAGGAACATAGTTTTCTTCATCAAGTAATTCTAAAGCTGTATACTCTAAAGCTTCTCTCATATCTGTGAAGTCAGGTTTACCTTCAAAAGGTCGTCTTTCTTCTACAGGCTGTGTCCAAGACTGGCCTGGTATTGGATAACCTCTATTTGCAAAAGCTTCTACAGCTTCTGGGTTCATTTCTTCGCCTATTATTCTTTTAGTTGCCATGTTTACTCCTTAATACATTGTGCCTGGGGTTGACGGACTTGTACTATTTTGTATTGCAAAATTATTCATCCAGTTTCTCCAGTCCTGTCCACCATCTCTATTTAAAATATCATTTAAGATACCACTTGAATACATACTTGTAGCTTGCCATGAGTTACCTCTTGGTGCTGTAAACTGGTCGATAGCTCCTAAACTAATTGTAGGTGTACTACCAATACCCATAATGTTTGGTATGTTAATACTGTTATAAGTATACTGAGGTGTCATGTCTACACCTACAGCTTCATAAGCTCTACTCTCAAGACCACTCATAACTCCGTCATGTACTTTTCCTTTAGCTGCATCGTATATATCAAACTTTGCAATGTCTTGTCTAATTGCAGAGTCTTTATCAAATATATTAATCTTTTCAAAAAAGCCTTGTTTTGATGCATCCTGAGATAATAAAGATGCTGCTTGTTCTGATAATCCTTCTACACCTCCAACAGTATTTATAGGACTAGGTTTTGCACCACCTGCATAGTAAGCATTTAGTTGGTCTTGGTCATAAAATCCTTGTGTTAACTCACTCCCTTCAAGACCATCTACAAACACACCTTTTGATTTACCTGAAAGTAACTCGCTTGTATTTAATTCTAACTCCATACCTCTAGTAAGCTCTCCTGTTTTACCAAAATCACTTGGAAGGTTTACCTGGCCTGCTGTGCTTTCACCAACACCTATATAGTTTCCATCTTTATCAAAAACTGAAGTACCTGATGATTGTTCTAAAGCTCTTGGAACAGTCTCAGATAACTGGGCTTGTATTTGGTCAGACTTAATTCCTGCTTGAGTTGGTAAAGTATCTAAAGAAGATGCAAAGTCTTTGGAGAAAACGGATGCTTTGCCTTCACTTAAAGTAAATCCTTTACCTTTGAAAAAGTTTCCTACTCTATCCATACCGTTACTAATAGCTGTACTTACACTTGTATATGCATTCTTAATCCAAGTACCACCAACATTAACAGCTTCTAAAGTTTTACCTAGAACCTTTGAGAAAAAGTTTGCATTTGGCCCAAGTAGTTTACTAGACCAAGAAGCTAATTTGCCTGCCGTTCCAAACAGGCTTCCTACAGCTCCCATCGCATAGGGCATTAAAAACATCATTCCTATTTGACCTACTATTCCTAGTTTGCCAATACCTTTCATAACTTTACCAAAAACTTTCTTGATACCTTTGCCTATCTTCTTGACAGTCTTTTTAACACCTTTCCATAATTTACTTAAAAATCCCATTTACCTTCTCCTTAACTACTTCCAAATAATCTATCAATAGTTGATGATGCACTACTAAAATTAGAACCCCAATTTTTAGAAGCATCTCCCTCAGCACTAGCAGCAGACATCATAGCCTGTACCTTTCTATTAGCTGTGTCAGTAGCCCATCTGAAGTCATAATCAGCTTGGTCTCTTAACTCTTGCCATAAGAAAGATTGTGCAGCTTGTGTTAGTCCAAAAGCATTCTGAGCATTTTGTTGATTAACTGCATTTTGTGCAGCAGTATCAGCAGTATTTGCTCTTCGCCTCCAGTCTATATTTGAATTGATAACTGCTTGTTCGTTAGCAGCATTCCATTGTTGTCTATTATAATTTAATTGTTCATTAAATTGTTCTACTTGATTCATAATTGCAGCATTAGCTCTATTAACATCTGTTACTCTTTGAGCATCTCTTGCAGTAGCAGCATTCTCAGCTTGTACATTAAATTGATTTGTAGCATTTATATAACCTGCATTGTATTGTCTAATTTGTGTTTCAATCTGTGCCATAAACTGCTGGGCTTGTCTATCGTTTGTAGCATTAAACTGACCCATAGCATTTATTGCTGACTGATTACTTAATAGTCTTTGTTGCTCATACTGAGCTTTAATAACATTTGCTTGCTGTCTATTATTTAAGTTAGCCATATCAGTAGCTAAGAAATTTTTTGCATTATCTATTTGTGCTTTCTGATAAAAGTCAGCTTCAGCTAAATCAGCTCTTGCAATATTAGCTGCATTTTGAACTGCTGATTGTTGTTCCATAGTTGCATCAGTCAAACTAACTGTTTGGAAGAATTTACTATTAGCTAACTCAGTTTGTTGTTCAGCAGCCATATTAGCTGTGTCCATCTTAAATACATTATCTGCATTCTTTAGTACAGTTTGTTGTTCCCTTTGAGCATTAGCCTCAGATACAGCAGCCTCAATGTTTCTTTGTTGAGATACACTTGCCTGTATAGCCTGTGCATTTGCTTGAGCTAAAGGTAAAGATGCTTGGATAATAGTATTAGCTAAAGCATCCCTAGCTATTGAAGAAGCTTGTAATCCTCTTTTAGCTAACATAGCTTCAACAGTTGCAACAGCAGGTCTAGCCCATGTTGGAATCTCTCCTTCATCTATACCAGTTAAAAGACTTTCAAGTTGATTAGATACTAAAGCTTCTTCTGGTAATCCTTCAATAATACCTCTTTCTTCTTCTGAAAAATCTGTCAATCTATTTTCAAGAGCTTCAGGGTCTTTACCTAATTCTTGTATAGCTTCTTCTGATACTCCTGCATTAGCTAATTGTTTTTTAGCTCTTGTAACTCTAGCTAAATTAGTACCAGTATTCTCAACAATCTTAGCTTTTGCACCTGGACTTAGTGTACCAGTAACAGCTTCAGCTACAGAACCTGGTCTAACTTCTACATCTACTTCATCTACTAAAGTAACATCAGCTACTTCAGCAGCTTCTGCTAATCTAATTTCTTCTCTATCTTGTTGTGCAGCCCTAGCTTGAGCAGCTTGTTCTATAGTTTCTGTAGGTGTTGTAGTTGTAGTAACTTCTCTAGCTGGGTCTATAGTTGCAACATCTTCAACTCTAGATACTTCCTCTGCTGGTGTTTGGTCAGTAGTAAACGTTTGTGCTTGCTCTGCATCTGGGGCTTCAACAATAGGTGCTTCTGTTCCCTCTCTACCTATTCCCATGACTGTAGGAACAGGAACAGTACCTTCTGGAATATTACCTGAAGATATTTCTTGAGCTGTTCTACCTTCCCTAACGTTACGTATTCTTCTTTCTTTTTCAAACGTAGCTTTATTCTGTGCTTCAGTAGCTACTTCTAATGGGTCTGTAGGTGTTGTATCGCCTCCACCTTGGTTTCCTCCACCACTAGCAGGTATGCCTGAATTAACATAAGTATATCCATTCCAATTAAATATATATGGAATGTTTCCTATATTTCTAATTATTTGAGCAATACCATTTGGAGGTGGTTGTGGGCCATCATTGTCTTGACCTTTAGTTCCTTGGCCTCCTCCACCTTGGTTTCCTCCACCATTACGTCCACCGTTACGTTCATCGTAACCTCTTCCATAATCTTCATCATCAAAATCTTGGGTTCTAGCTCTTCCACCACCTCGACCCATATTAGCTGCTTGAGCATAACTTGCTCTATTAGCAGCAGATGTACCAGTTGTAAAACCTGGGCCACTTGATAAAGGTACAGTTGATGCAGGTTGAGTTACAGGAGGCATAGGCTGTTTTCCTACAGGAGGTTCAACAGGCCTTCCTATATCACGTGGGTCTGGTCTACCACCACCAGGGCCACCAATAGATATTATTTCATCTTCTGGTCTTTTACCACCCTGTCTAGGTAAAGTAACATTACCACCTCTTCTATAATCTTTTCGCTTTTGTTTTGCTCTCTTTCTTCCCATTATTTCACCTCGAATAACTTATCTACCTTTTCATGTAGCTTCTCTACTCTCTCCATTAATATAGTCATATCCTCTTTGACTTCTTGTTTAGTAACATAATCTTTTGCTATTTCTTCTCTAGTTTTATTTAGTAATATATCTATTCTTTTTGCTTCTGTTTCGTTTTTACGAATACCAAAAACAATAGGAGCTACTACTAAAGTTAAAAATATATTCCAAAAAAAATACATGTCTTCCATTTTACATACCGTCCCCAGGGTATCTGTTTGTCCATATAGTAAAACTATATTTGACTCCTTTGGTTAAGGTTTGACATGCATGTCCATGTGTCACCATTCCAGGAAACAATATACATTTTCCTACAGGTATATCTTTATTACTAAAATTCTGTCTTGGATAAACTAAATCAGCACCTTCATAGTCATCGTTTAGTTTTATACTTCCTGTAACTAAACTAGCATCAGTATGTAAAGGTAAATCTTTTTGTGTATCAACTGAGTATCTCATTGTAAATGCATCTCTAAGTCCATACATTTCCATTGGCTTCCAATAACTTTCTATAATTGGAACTATATGTGTTTGCCAATGATTCTCTAGTTCTTGCCAGAGTCCTAGTTCTTTTAATCTTATTTCTTGTGCTGGAAACTTATCATAACTTAAACTTCCCCAGCCTCCATGATTGTCAGCTATTTCAATCAATCTTTCACATTGTTCTTGTGTCATAAAATCTACAAGCAATATGTCATTATCTAATATTTCAAAACCTTGTGGTTCTATAAATAAACTTTGTTGCTTTGGAAAAAACCTGTCATACATCTGGTCAAATTTTTTCTTGGTTAAATCACCACCATTACCGTGGTAAATACAACTACAACATTTTGTTATAGGATTATAAAGTTGACCTTCAAGCATTGTAGTATTTGCTTCGTGTGTTTGGAATATATAACCTTCATAGTCTAGTTGTATATCAAACTCACCACTTAAAAATATCTTTTGATAATATAACTGGTCATCTCCATCATCATCTACAGAATCAGTTGCCAGTATTTTTTTAAGTTCACCTACTTCACCTATAAATGTTCCACTATTCAAAAATCTATATTTAGTTGGAGCATCTGGAAATACATGTTCTAAATCTGCATCAGGCCAACAATATTGTTCTGCTGAAAACAAAACCTTACAATTAAATCCTAAGTATCTTTCTGTTATAGTTTCTAAATTGTCTGCATAAAAAACATCGTATGCATCTGTAAATAAAACTACATCATTGTCTGGTAACTTGTTGATATATTCTCTTAACAAGTTTACCTTATGTCCACCACCAGGGCCTACCATGTCAGTTCCCTGCCACTCTACATTGTTTCCTAGATTTACTATATCTATTCCACAATGCCTAGCACTTGTAAATAATCTAGAACATTTCTTTCTATCTGTGCCAATAGTAAGTGGATGTACTTTAAAGTTTCTAGCTATACCTGCTGGAACTTCAATATCACTTGGACTTATATCTCTGGATATTTGATTACAAGAATCTTTTTTTAATGATACTACGTTATTCAAAACTTTCTCCTTTATTAATTTAGGTACATATTCATCAGCAGGAATAATTTTATCTATATTGTCTAATAAAATTTTTGCCGTTGAAGGTTTTATTATGTAGCCTGTTAAATTATAAGGATAAGAAGGTATCTCCAATTTATCATCTATACTTATAACTTTTTCAGGTTCGTTCTCGTTTTTCTGTAAGTATATAAAATCGTATTTATCTATTAAGTCTTTGTAGTATTCTTCATCCCATCTTTCATTTACTACTGCATCATCCTCTAAGATAATAACAGGTTCATCTAACTCTAAACATCTTTCCCATGTTTTTTTGTGAGATAAGAAGCATGCTACTTCACTTTTTAAAACTGGTCTGTTTTTAAAAGGGTCTCTAAACTCTTCATCAACTATAAAGTCATCTAGTCTTTTATAGTCTATTGCTTTTATAAATTCATAATTTATTAAATTATTTTTATAAAATTCTTTTTTTCTATCTGTTCTTCGCTGTAAACTTATAACTAATTTCTTCATTACAAGATTGTACCATATTAATCAAATGCAATATAGGTTACACCAGAAGCCATAAAAGATACATTAGGTAATGTCCATGCATGACGAATATATGGGCCGTAAAGAATGCCTGTAACTTCAGACACAGAATGAGTCGTAGCAGTCCTAGAGAAAGTTCCTCCTAGTTGTTTATTACTTGCTTCATTACCTGCTGTTACATCAAGCTCATTAATTGTTCTTAGATACATGTTACTCCAGTCTGTATCAGTTGTTGAAGCTCCTGAACCTCTAAAAACTAAAACCACTTCTATTGTAGTAAATCCAGCCGTATAAAGTCCTACAGCAGCAATATCTTTGTTAGCATCAAAATTACTATTTAAATCATCAAAAGGTATAAAGTTTTGGTTGTTACCAGTTCCTGTAAAAGAATTAGTACCATCGTATGCTACACCAACACCACTATTATTATTAGTAATATTTTTGTTACTACCAGCATACATACCGTGAAGTGTTCCCCATCCTGTAAAGTTATGTTGAACTAGGTTTTTATTAGAACCTGTACTAGCAGTTGCTCTAACAGCATCTACTTTAAAAATACTTTTAAAATCTTCAGCCTGCATTGTAGTTGTACTAGTAGCTTCGTTATCCCCTATAAGTTGAGGAACTTTACCACTACCTTGACCACCGTTAATAAGAGGACAACGGTCAATATGTTTTTGATTGTTTAATGACCAAGCAGACGTACTTCCGTTACTTGTTAAATTATCGAAAAGGTCTCTCATTCCATCGAAACTTACGTTTGAATTACTTAGTGTACTCATGTTAAATCTATTGTTATATGTTTATGTACTACATCACCCCAAGAATAAGTAGAGGCAATATCTTCAACTACCATTGTTGAAGCATCTAAATGTGAATTATAATTATATGAATCTGGATTAGTTAACAATACAGCAAGTTGTCCATCCATATCAACAATTCTTTTTATCTTAGTTATTCCTAAACTTTTTAAATAAGTATATTTAGGAGTCCAGAAGTCATTTGTAAATGTATAAGCTCTTGAACCACTAGCATCAGGTCTTGTTAAACCTCTTTCTTCTACCCAGATATTACCGTCTATATATCCATTATAAAGATGTAATATATATCCATCTGGAGCTTGCATGGCTAGAGACTTAAATACATAAGGCTCTGGTTCTTCAAAAGGTGTTGTTTCAACAATCCTACCCATAGGTCTTAAAAACATTCTCCAAAAATGTTTTTTCTGGTCATGTGTTAGATTATTAAACTCTTCTGTACTTAAACCACAGTTAGCATAATTAAAGTTGTTATCTCCTTCTAAATATTTTACATTTAGGTCATAGAACTCATCTAACACTCCAGTCATTTCTAGATGTTCAACATCTTTTTCAGATAAATCTCTACAAATATATGACATTATTTATTTTCTAAATCTTCTAATCTTCGTTGTATATCTTCAAACCCTTCCATATCTTGTAAACATTTTGGAGGATGTGAGTCTTCAGCTAGCTCTTTAATAGCTTCTATTAATAAAGGAACTAACTTATCATACCAAACAGTTAAGTATTTCTCATCAATAGGTGCTTCTGTTACTACCTCTGGTAATACGTCTTGTACCTCTTGAGCTGATACACCAACTTGTCGTTCATCATTTTCATAACCAAGTTGTTTAGCTGTCTCATTCTCTCTAAAGTAATAACCACTTAGAGCTAATACTTTATCTAGAGCATTAGGTATAGTACCTTCAAAGTCTTTTAGTCTTGCATCAGAGTAGAAAGCTGTGATGTTATTAGTTGCCCTAATCTCACCTGCTGTAGTTGAAGCTGCTGTCCCAATACCTAAACTATTAACTTGTGCATTTGAGTTTGTACTAAATCCACCTGCTTCACCTTTCTGTCCTTTATCACCTGCACCTGTTTGACCTTTCTGACCTTTATCACCTGATACACCTTTCTGACCTTTTTGACCTACTCCGACTTCACCTTTCTGGCCTTTAGAACCTACTTCACCTTTCTGACCTTTTTGACCTACACCAGTAGCTCCGACTTCACCTTTCTGGCCTTTAGCACCTGTTTCACCTTTCTGTCCTTTTTGTCCTACACCTGTAGCACCTGTTTGACCCTTCTGACCTTTCTGACCTTTCTGGCCTACACCAGTAGCACCTACTTCACCTTTCTGGCCTTTCTGTCCTACTTCACCTTTTTGACCTTTATCGCCATCAGTACCGTCAGTTCCATTAGTACCTGCTTGACCTTTCTGGCCTTTCTGTCCTACTTCACCTTTCTGACCTTTATCACCGTCAGTACCATCTGTACCATTATTACCGTTATTACCTGCTTGACCTTTTTGACCTTTGTCACCATCAGTTCCGTTAGTTCCGTTAGTACCAGCCTGGCCTTTCTGACCTTTAGAACCATCAGTTCCGTTAGTACCGTTTGTACCATTAGTACCTGCTTCACCTTTTTGTCCCTTAGAACCATTAGTTCCATTAGTTCCATTAGAACCTGCTTGACCTTTCTGACCTTTATCGCCATTAGTTCCATTAGAGCCTGCTTCACCTTTCTGACCTTTAGAACCATTACTTCCATCGTTTCCATCAGAACCGTTAGTACCTGCTTGACCCTTCTGACCTTTAGAACCATTAGTTCCATTAGTTCCATTAGAGCCTGCTTCACCTTTTTGCCCTTTATCACCGTCAGAACCATTTGTACCATTGTTACCAGTAGCACCTACTTCACCCTTCTGACCCTTAGAACCGTTAGAACCATTATTACCTGTAGCTCCTACTTCACCTTTCTGTCCTTTTGAACCGTCATTACCATCGTTACCAGCTCCACCTGTTGCACCTGTTTGACCTTTCTGGCCTTTCTCTCCTTTAGCACCTGTTGAACCAGTAGAGCCGACTTCACCTTTCTGACCTTTAGAACCTGTAGCACCTACTTCACCTTTCTGACCTTTAGAACCAGTAGAGCCTGTAGAACCTACTTCACCTTTTTGACCTTTGTCACCTTGGTCTCCAGTTCTTGCAAAGGTTACAATTAAATCTTCACCATTTGAGAATGAAGATGCTGAACCACTTACATAAGCTACAGGAACTTTGAAATATCCTGAAGCTTCTGTTATAGAACCACTAATTGTAAACAGAGCAAAGTCTGAAGCATCTAATTTATTTGATATTCTTACATGACCTTTAATAGTAGAATCACTATCATCAATAGTTCTTAGATAACTTTGTATATCAGTACCACCTGAATCTTGGTCATCAATATATAATATACTTGCACTAGATACAGTACCGTTATTTAATCTTAATTCACCATTACCTGGGTCTGCATCTGAAGTACCTGTATCAAAGTCATAAGCAAATGTTTGTCCACCAAAGTTTCCTTCTTGTCCTTTTACACCTTTCTGACCTTTCTCACCTTTCTGACCTTTAGAACCTGTAGCTCCTACCTCACCTTTCTGTCCCTTAGAACCTGTAGCACCTACTTCACCTTTCTGGCCTTTCTCACCTTTCTGTCCTTTAGCACCGTCATTACCGTCATTACCAGCAGCACCTGTGTTACCTGTTTGTCCTTTTTGACCTTTCTCACCTTTTGAGCCATTAGAACCATTAGTTCCATTAGTTCCTGCCTCACCTTTCTGACCTTTGTCACCGTCAGAACCGTTAGAACCATTGTTACCTGTAGCTCCTACTTCACCTTTTTGTCCCTTTGAACCGTTTGAACCGTTACTACCAGCAGCACCTACTTCACCTTTTTGACCTTTGTCACCATCAGTACCATCATTACCAGTAGCACCTGTATTACCTACTTCACCTTTCTGTCCTTTAGAACCTGTAGCACCTACTTCACCCTTTTGACCTTTCTGACCTTTAGTACCATCTGAAGCAGCACCGTCAACACCAGCCTCACCTTTTTGTCCTTTAGAACCTGTAGCACCTACTTCACCTTTTTGGCCTTTAGCACCGTTAGAACCTGAAGCACCTACTTCACCTTTTTGACCTTTATCTCCATCGCTACCTGCATTACCTGTAGCACCTACTTCACCTTTTTGTCCTTTCTGACCTTTGTCACCGTTACTACCTGTGTTACCTACTTCACCTTTTTGTCCTTTAGAACCTGTAGCACCTACTTCACCTTTCTGACCTTTAGAACCATCAGCACCTTCTTCACCTTTTTGGCCTTTCTGTCCTACTTCACCTTTCTGACCTTTAGAACCAAGAACTCCACCTTGACCTTTCTGACCTTTATCACCTTGTAAAGCTACATCTGATATAGTTCCTTTTTCCCAGGCATTTGCACTTACATCATAGTAAGCTATTAAATCAGCACTATCAGCATCTGTACCTGTGCTAAATCCTGTTAAGGCACTTCCAACATTTGCTGAGTCTGTAACATCAGCACTAGCTTCAATACCATTTAACTTGGTATGGTCAGCATCAGTAAATACATTAGAATCACTAGCAGATTCTACTAATGCTCTAATTTCTGCTGCTGTTTGGTCGCCAGTAGCTCCAGCTTCTATACCATCTAATTTAGCATGGTCTGCTGTTGTAAAGTTTTCATCTGTTTGAGATGCTACAACAAAATCTATTGTGCCATCACTATCTTGATATGTAACTGTAATACCTGTTTCAGTATTACCAGTAAGCATGCCACCTACTATATCTTGTATTTCTTCATCTGTTTGGTCTGCTGTAGCATTCGCTTCTATACCATCTAACTTACTTTCATCTGCATCAGTAAATGCATTTGTATCTGAATTACCTTCATATAAAGCTTTTATTTCACTAGCAGTTTGGTCTCCTGTAGCATTGGCTTCAATATTGTTAAGTTTAGTGTGGTCAGCATCTGTGAATACATTTGAGTCTGTTGCTGCTTCAACTAATGCTCTAATCTCAGAAGCAGTTTGGTCTGCTGTAGCATTTGCTTCTATACCATCTAATTTACTGTGGTCAGCAGCCTCAAAAGGAACTGAAGCTGTACCATTAATAGTTAATGCATCTGTTTCTAATGTGCCATCAATATCTACATTACCTGATATATCTAAACTTGGAGAAACGATTTCATGTGAAAACACAAAGTTGTCATTCGCTGCACTCCAGGCTATAGTTGCATCTGTTGAGGCATCTACTGCATCTTGTATAGTAATACCAGCCCCATCTGCTGAACCTGATGTATCTCCTGAACCTTTGTTAATTGTTATGTTTTTATCTTCTACATCTAAAGTAGCAGTATTAAGAGTCGTTGTAGTTCCGTTTACAGTTAGGCTTCCTCCTATGGTAGCATTACCTGTAGTTGTAACTGTACCAAAGGTTACATTTGCATTTGTTGCAACTGATTGTCCAATAGCTACTGTAGGTGTAGCACTTTCGCCTGAGTTATTAGTTAGAGTAACACCAGTTCCTGCTACAAGACTATCAACATAGTCTCCTGTTGTATCTGTACCTAAAGCAACTGAATTAGCTGCTACAGTTGCAGTTAATGTTGCATCTGCTAAATCTGAAATAGTTACACTACCAGTTAAGTCTCCAGCTAATGTAATTGTAAAATCATCTGCATTAAAATCTAAAGTACCATCACTATCTTCATAAGTTACACTAATACCACTTTCAGTATTAGAAGAAACCATACCACCAACTACATCTTGTACTCTTTCTACTGTATGATATAAATTGCTTGAACCTTCTGATAGGTTATCTGTTGTGGATGCTGCTATTCTTACGTCTGCTCTAGCATCTGCTCTAGCATTTGTAAAATATAAATTACTTCCTTCTGTTAAGTCGCCAGTATCAAATGGTGATAAGCTAACTACTGCATCTATTGTTCCGTCACTATCATCATAAGTAATTGCAATACCTGTTTCAGTATTTCCTGAGAACATTGCACCAGTAATATCTTGTATTCTTTCTGCATTTAGAGTTACATCACCTGAAGAAACTGTAAAGTCAGTACCATCAAATGTCGCAACACCAGCATTTGTTTCTGTAGCTAGTTCACCTGTAATTGTAATTGTATTACCAGTAGCTGAAGTATCTATACCTTCACCACCTGCAATAGTTAATGTTTCGCTATCTAAGTCTATTGCAATAGTACCACTATCAGTAGTAGCATCTAAGTCTTGTGCTGTTACTTGAGCATCAACATAAGTCTTAATAGCTTTAGCTGAAGCAAGTGTTGTATCTGTTCCTGCTACTGAAGATATATCTGTGTCTAAAACTCCAGACTTAAGATTATCTACTTCTATATTAGATAACGTATTGTTATCTGCATCTATTGTTTTGTTTGTTAAAGTTTGTGAACCTGTTAAAGTTGCTACAGTAGAATCAATAGCAACTGTTAGTGTATTACCAGAACCTGCTGTATCAATACCTGTACCACCAGCTATATCAAGAGTTTCACTATCTAAGTCAATAGATAATGCTCCACCTGAATCACCTTGGAAGTCTAAGTCTTGTGCTGTTAGTTGTGCATCAACATAAGCTTTAATAGATTGTTGAGTTGCTAAAGCAGTATCACTATTTGAAGTTAGTCCATCTTCATCAAGAATACTTGTAACAGTTGCACCACTACCTAATACTAAGCTATCAATATTAGCAGTACCATCTATAAATAAATTTCTCCACTCTTGGGTTGTTGAACCTAAGTCATACGTATCGTCATCATCTGGAATAATGCTTGAGTCTACATCTGCACCAAAAACAACGTTATCTGATGCTGCATCTCCTAGTGTTAATGTTCCTCCGTTAAATGTTGTAGTACCTGTGACAGTCAGGTCTCCACCTACGGAAACATTACTTGTTGTAGTAATAGTATCTATGTAAGCATCTTTGAATCGTAAAGCATTTGTACCTAGGTCAATGTCGCTATCTGTGACAGGAGCAACAACTCCATTGCCTATGTATACTTGCTGTACTGAACTGCTTGAATCATCTATCCAAAACTCAATGTGGTCATTAGTTGTATCTATTAATACTTTGTTAAGAGGTGTAGTTACCCCTGCATCTCCAATAACACCTATAACTGGCCCTTCGGCTGATGTGCCGTCATGTTTGTGACCTGTTTGGTTATGAAAAGCATTCGCTATAGCATTATATTCATTATTGAATATTGCTGCTGTGATGGTATCGCCATCTGAAAACGTACTTTGTCGTGTATATCCTGCCATTTTTTATCTCCTGCCTGAAGGTACGTAATCTACAAAGAATCCATTTACTGTGTATGGAGACTTTGTATCGTCACTTCTAATTCTGAACATGTTACTATGTCCACTCCCTTGTAGTTGTTGTCTTACTAATGGTTTTTCTGAAGCACCAAAAACTGCTCCAATACCAAATGTTGCTTCTCCAAATAAAGATGGAGGTGGTATTCTATCTAATATATAATCTGCTGGTTGAGGATGATTAGGGTCATCATAATTATATCTAACTCTTAATACTGGAGTTACTTCACCCTCTGGGCCAAAAGATATTTTAATAAAATGTAAAGTCTTTAATGTACCTAAATCTCCATAATCAATATTAGGAGTTTCATACTCAGCTATTACATTTGCACCATTAAAACTATTTCCTTCATCATGTTTAAAAACTCTTCCTTCTAAATCTCCATGGAAATATTTTTCTAGTCCGTTATTATCAAAACCTGCTGTTATTGCAGGACATTGAATACCTAATGTTTCTGACCATTGAAATCCTGCTGTAGGATTAGCAGTAGAACCTGGTCTTAATGTTCCTATAATTCCTTTAGAACTTGATGTAGTGTCTGAACCTGCATCTACATAAAATAATCTATACTGAGACCTATCACCTATAACGACACTACTAATAGTAAATGAGTTAATCCTTTCTGCTATCTTTTGAACTAAAGGCTGTATTTGTTTACTAATACTACTTAACTCAATATCACCAATTCTTGATGTACCAGCAACTGTTCTGAAACCATCTGGTGCTAAGAATATCAAGTCACCAGCAATCTCCTGTATGCTTTGTCCATCTAAACAGCCAACGTTATCTGTAACAGGTACGATAGCTATTGAAGTTGAATCATTTATATTTATTAACTTATGAATACTCTCTCTACAAAATATAAATAATTCGTTACGGAAACTTTTAATTCCAACTACAGCATCCTCTAAAGATATATTACCTGCCGTAGCTGCACTAAAGTTGTTGACTTCATTGACTCCACTAAAAAAGATAGTGTTCTTTTGACTAGAATCGCCAGCAACAACAAAGTGTTTATCGTGGATTGTTCCTACTTTTGGAGCTACAGTTCCACTTACTGTAATTTCCTCTGTTATAAAAGTTCTACTAGTTAAAGCTCCTGTTCCTTCCATTCTAAATCTGAATGGTTTATTAGCTCCGTCTACTATTAAAACATCACCAAAATCACTAGCACCTTCAAAGACATCAAATGAACATTGTCCCTGATTAGTTCTAGCTAGTGTGCTTCTTCCTGTAAAGGTAGTATAGTTATCTCCACTAGAAGAAACTCCTGTTCTATTTATTTGTAGCCAGCTAGTTCCGTCCTGACTAAAAAATATCCCATCTCCTGCACAAGCTATGACTCCATCTGCATAAACTTGCAATCCTAATATTTTATTTGTGCCGTTAGGATTAACAGCATCATCTCCACCAAATCTAGTATAGCCACTTACACGTCTATAGCCACCCTCAGTACCTACTTCAAAGTTTCTAAGCTTTGTAGCAAATCCTGGAGTTCTTAATAAAGCTAACGAGTTGGTAGATTTTATTAATCCACCTTCGCAAGCTACTGTAAACGGTTGTGAGTTTGCCATTAAAAGTAAATCCTATCATCAGTAATATACTTAGGCTGTGGATTTAAAAGGTTCTTCTTCATATTTCTCATACCTTTTTTAAAATCTTCCAAAGCAAAAGCTGCCTGCTGAGGACTGTCTTTAAACTGCCAGACATAATATCTAGTTCTGGCTGTAATTACATTTGAATATTGGTCTGGAAACGCTATAGTGTCTCCATGTGCTGATAAAGCTGTTGGCTTTTCAAAAGCATAAAAGTGAATGTTATAAACTTTGTCAGGTATAGGACTTAAGCCAAACTTTCTATTGTCTGGACTCCTATATACTCTAGCTGGTTCACCATGTGCTTGAGTATCAGCATCATCTAAATTTTCTTGGTCTCTATAATATCTATTCCATTCATCTAAAGTTATATACTTTAATCCTTTAGATACGAATGGAGCAGTTTCGTTAGATACATTTACTGTTGTAATTAAAAAATCATCCCAATCTATTGAGGCATAATCTGTTGTTATATCTGAACTCCCAGCTTTTAATGTATACCATCTTTGTCCTGCTACAGTAGCTACAGTTACATTCCCATAAAAAGGGTCTGTACTTCCACTAACTCCAGCACTAAAGAAAGGTAACTGAGGTTCTTCATTAGCAATATCAAAAATTGACTTATTTATAGAATCTTTAACAAACTGTTGTAAACCTACAGCATCTGCAAAGTTAGCAGATGTCAAAGGTATTTCATTGAGTTCTCTTAATGCTTGGTTTGTTAATTCTAAATATGTCGTAGCCATTATTTTTTATGTACCTTTTGTATTGCAAAGTTAGCAGTCAAGCTTGCTCCTTTATGTTTTACAAACTTGCCTGAATGCTTCATTAATTTATAGCCACCTTTTGGTTGTTTCATCCAATGGTAGCCTTTAGGTGCTTTGACTTTCATGTTAGCAAGGCTTGGCTTTAGGCATTACTTCGCCACCGTGACCATACATCATTCTTTTCTTAGCCATGCCACCACCCATCATTTTTTTCTTTTTACCATGGGTCATGCCACCATACATTTTCTTCTTTCTTTTTTCTTTTCCGTGATACATTTGTTTCCCCTAAATTGAAAGTGGAGGAGTCCGAAGACTCCCCCTAGTTGTTATTAGTCAATAACGTAGAAAGCACTTACTAATGCTTCTGGTCTAAGAACTTTTGCTCCGTAGACATGAAGACCTCTCACGATGTCACCAAAAGAACTTGGGTCTCTGATAACTTCTGTTGAAAGGATTGTATTAGCAGTAGCTGTTGAACTGATATGTCCAGCTAAAACTTTACCACTTGCATTTGATGTAGCAGCAATGTTGTTAGATTTGTACATATCAAATCCTCTTAGTTTTCCACTTGATACTAAGCCATTTCTAATAGAACCTTGACCTGCATTGAAGTCAACTGATAATAGCTTTGAACCAGATTTACCTAGCTCTTCGTAGAACTGAGGTGGTGCAACGAACCATCTACCTTCTTCAGGTACATTTTGGTCGTCTAATTTTCTAGCCATTCTAGCCATTAAGTCTAATGCATCAACACCAGTTCCGTCTGAACCTAATAGGTCGACTGAATTGGTTGCATGAGACATTGTTGAATCTGCTGTTGCACTATCAGAACCAATAATATGGTCTGGGCTTGAAGCTGATACACCAGAGAACATAGATGCTATAACAGCAGCATCGTATGAATCTTTTAGAGCATAAGCTGCACTTGAAGATGCAACTTCCTTGAAGTTTACATGTGACATGTTAGTTTCAATATCATCTACGATGAATTTGAAAGCTTTAGCACTATCAACAACGAGGTTTAACTCTTGGTCTGTCAACTTAGTAGCAGTTGTGTCTGAACCTCTAGTATAGTCTGATACTGAGATTACAGGTTCTTTGATAATCTTTACTGAGTCTCCATAAGCAGATATTTCACCAGCATAGTCGGTGTTTGTAATAGCTTCTACCACACTCGCTTTTCTGAAAAAGTTTAAAACCTTTCTAGAGTAAACGGAAGGTAAGAAATAACTATTAGCTTGTCCACTTACGGAGTTAGCAAAGTTAGCATCGGTATCTGTTGAAGGTTCAAAATATTGAGCCATGATACTTACTCCTTTAAGTTAATATAGTTAATCTCTGATAATTCTACCTGACTGCATGGCCTCTGATATTTCTTGTTCATATTTATCAAATTCATCCATGCTTAAGGCATTTATCTCCTTTTCTGTCCATACTCTCTCCTGCTTAGGGTCAACTGTTGTTGTTTTAGTTGATACCATATCAGCAGCAGATTGAACAGGCTTTTGAGAAACTGGCTTCACACTTGGGAGTTCTATTCCTAAATCCTTTTTAAATAAATCTAAAGCTCTTGATGCTAAGTCTGCATCGTCAGCATTTGAGTAAATCCAATCCTGGATAGACTGAGGTTGTTCTTTAGCCCAACTATGAAAATCATCACTATTGCGAATATCATCAAAGTCAGGATGTCTTTCTCTCAATCTAACTTCAGCTTGACCTTTCTTCATCTTGACTTCATTATTTCTCATATCTGCAATAGTTTGTTCTAAATCTTGAACTCTCTCATTGCTTTGTAAATGAGCTACAGTTTCTGCAACTGCATAAAAATCAGGATGTTCCTGTTTAAACTTTTCAAGTTCTTCTAAAGTCTTTGGAGGTTGATACTGAGCTTTCGCTGCTTGTGACAACTCTTGTTCTTTAGCTTTCCACTCTTCTAGTTTACTGTCATAATGACGTTTCATATCATCATAACGTTTTTTCCAGTCAGGCCTACTATAAGGAGTATCTGTTGATAACTCCTGTTTTTTAGATTCTAACTCCTCAGTATTAACATTCTCAGCTTGAGTTATGTCGTTACTGTCGAATAGTCTATTCTGAGGTTCTTCAAAGAATAAACTATCATCTGCTGAGACAAACTTTTTGTCATCAGGTTTATGCCAAGATTTTTTTTGATTATAAGGATTGGCTTGTTCCTCATTTTGTGCGACTTGTTCAGTTGCCATTTTTCTCTCCTTACTCAGGGCTTCGTTACAAGGTAGCTCTTTGTCGACAAGAGGGCTTGTTGTAAAGGTAGCCTTTCTGGTGTTTGTGTAGGGGCTATCGAATGATAGGTAGCCTACGGTTTATTATCTGATGGGTATACCACCTGAAATCATAGCATCAGCGATTCTCTTTTCAGTATCTTCAACTTCTGCTTTATTCAAGTCATAAGTTTTTTCAGGGTCAGTAGACTGGATTGTCTCCTCTCTAACATCATCCATCATGTACCCACCAGCTCGTCTTGCTTGTCTTTCCATTGGTGCATCTGCTTTACTCTCGGCTTCTTCCATCATTCTCTGAAGGTTATCAGCTCCGATTTCTTTAGTTGCTTTCGCAGTAAAGACAAACTCTCCATCCGATAACCTAGCAGGTATCGAATCGGAGACTCCTGAGCCAGGGCCTTCTACAGGGCCTGACCCAGCAAATTCTGTTGCGACTTCCATGACTTTATCAAAAATCATGCTAAGTCTGTCATCTTGTTCTAATTTTTCTAATAAGTATTTTTCTTCACTTTCGGATAAAGATTCTTCTACAACAAAGTCTAGATAATCGTTTTCCATTTGTTCATCAGATTTCATAGGTTCTGCTTCTGGCATTTCCTCTTCCATCTCTTTTGGTGCAATCATAATAGCTACACCACCTTCTTTAAAACCCATCTTCTTAACTACTTCAGGAGCTTCTTTTGCAAGCTTTTGTAGTCCTTCGTTAGGTAAATCTTTTATTTCGTCTGGTGATAAAATACTTGCCATCTTACTTCTCCTTGGCTCTTCCTATGTTAAGGGCAAACCAATCAATAATTTTGTAAGCTTTACTTACTAAATTGTCATCATGTGGAGTAGGTGTTAAAGCTGCAATCATTGAACAGATTGAAACTATCCATGGAACTACTCCAACTATTTTTAAAATTGTATCTAATAAATCTAACATTATTGTTCTCCTCTAGTTAATGCTTCTTTTACTTTTTCTGGTAAACTTTCTAAGTTATCCAGCAAATTCATCTTCCCCTGGAGTCGGTACATTACCTGTTCCGATTGTGCCACCACCAGTTCCTTGACTATCAAGTCCTGCTGGTTCTTGAGGTACTCCTTGAACCCCTCCCATTGGGGATGGTTGACCAGGGGGTTGAGTTTCTTCGCTAACGTTTTGTCCAGCATTTTGCATTCCTATTATTTGTGCCATCAATGCAGCTTCTTCAGGGTCGTTCAGAATTTCATCTGGGTCTAAATCCAAGCTGTAGGCAAGTTCACTAACCAATTTAGAAATCTTAACAAATGGTGCAATAGCAGGATTCTGTGCAGTTTGTAAGAACATAGTAAGTCTTTGACTTCTAACTTCTTTCTGCATCAAGCTATTAGTACCAGTAGCTTTAACTTCTAAATCACCCTCTATATCTAAGTCACCTTCATGGAACTGCATGTTCCATTGATAGTAAGCTTCTCCTAAAGGTTTTAATAAAAAGTCATCAAGGTTCTTGATAACAGTTTTAATATTTAAACTTGATGCTCCTAGTAGCATGGACATACCTGAAGCAGTCCTTGTCATACTCTGAACACCTGTTTGACCGTGTGAATAACTAGGTATTCCTGTTTGTTCGTCAGCTAACTGTCTAAACCTGTCAAACATCATCATGTTTTCAGGTGCAGTATTTGGAAACTTTAATCCATATATTGATTGACCAGGCATTCCAGCTTGTCTTCTGAATACTTTGCCTGGATAAACTTCCATATTCTGTCCTCCGACAAGAGCAGATTCATCAACATCAAAAACTAATGAGCCTGCTAAAGCTAGATTATCAATAGCCATTCTTGCATGACCATTCATAATCTGCTGTGAGTCATCCATATTTTCAGCAACACCTATACCAAAAAAGTTGTAAGGGTTACGTTCATACGGAAATGCATTATATGGTAATCTAAATGGTGTAAATGGATTAACTACTGCTCTAAGTAATTTGTTTCCACATACCCATGCATTTATTTGAACTTCATCTAGTTCGTCTACATCATCTGGTAATTCAATGCCTGCTTCTTTAGCATATTCAGCATCCATAATGCCCCAATATTCCAATACTTCAAATGTTGTTTCAGTATCGTAAGCATTGTTATCATCCCTTAAATGAGATTCATAACCTCTGTCTACATAGTTTGGCCCTTGCTGTAGACATTCTCTAATTGCATCTTCATCAAAGTAAGGCATGTTTCTTAATGCTCTTATTTGACTACGATTCATTCTGTGTCTATGAATTACATATTCACATTCGTCCATGTCTGTAGCTGAAGGGTCAGGATAAAAGTCCCAACAACTTACAAACTCTATGCGAGGTACTCTCACATCTACAGGACTATACTCTCTTCCTTGAGGAGTAGTAGTCCATTTATTTAATCTTTTATTAAAATTAAATGGGCCTTTGACAATTCCTGTACCTAATAAAGCTGCTTCTAATAGAGCATTTCTAATCTCTGAAGAACCGTTTGATTCTTCTATCTGGTCATGGACTAAACGTTCCATTCTCCTAGCAGCTTCTTGTGCTGGGTTGACCTCTGGAATATTAGGTATAGGTATAGCTCCTTCTTTTAATGGAACTTGGTCTTCAATAGGTTCAGACACTTCTCCTTGCATAAAAGTAGAGCCTGGGCCTAATACTCTGCCATCACCTTCATAACCTACATCATAAGGGTCATCTATACGATTACCTATATCATCAGGTATTTCTTGAGGTTCACTAGTTTCTATACCAGGTTGTGGATTGTTAATATCAAGATGTGCTTGAGCTAACTCTCCTTCAGGTATTCTGGTTTCCGATATACCAATAGGAAACTTACCTGTCCCAAAAATAACATCAACTAACTGTCCAAAGGCAGCAAGGACTTTAGTTTTTGTAATTTTAACGAAGACACGTGATTTTTCAGATTCCCTGAATTTTTGATTCTTTTTGTATAAACCCCTGTAGTTCTCAAATGCTGTAATCCAACGTTTCTCGTCAGAGTTTCTAGCATCTTCGGCAGAGTCGAACCTAGAGTTTATTATACCTACAAGATTTAACTTTTGGTCATCTTCTAATTCTAATTGCTGACCAGACTCACCTTCTACATCCATGTAGATTTCATCTGCATTTAGTAATGTGTTGTCTTTGTCTGCCATTTAATAACCAAAAGTAGAGTCAAAAGGTTGGTATAAGTCCCTTTTAATCCCCTTTATTCTGTCTAATGAGCTTTGCATTCTTGGTCGGCTCATTATCATATACCTTAATGCATCGTATGCATGGTCTGATGCATGAGTATCAACATCTTCTGGATTTGTTTTGGATAGTGGTATGGATTGTAATTCTCTTATTAAGTTAGGACATGTGTTAAATATCTGTAACTTAGGTCTTCCACTCTCCCTGACCTTAAGATATTCGTGTACTTGAATTTTCCCCTGTACTCTGTTCTTATCTGCTCGCCTAAGCTTATGACCAGCTCGAACTAGAGATTCACCTACAGTTGGGCCTGTTGTACCAGTTTTCGCCCATGCAGCAGTATCTAATACACCTGATACAGAAAATGGGTCTTCCATTTCCATATCTGTTATTATAGAGGCTAATTCGACACCTGTCAAGCCTTTTCTGTATAATTCACGGTATATTATCAATGTTCCGTCATTTACGTCTACAGCTCCCCACAGGCAGCAGGATTCAGATGCATAACCATAGTCAATCCCTTTTAGTCGTTCCCAGGGTAATGGTATCTCAAATGGAGCTACAATATGTACTTCAGGTTGGAACTCAACAAAGGCTGCACCTTCTGCTACATCCCAGTTTCCTTCTAGTAATTGTCGTCTTTGTATAGGTGGTAAAGATTCTAACATCTTTTCATATACACCATCTCTAGCTAAGTAAGGGTTATCAGCTAACTTAGCAGGAATAAACTTTCTTGTTAGTCCGTCTTTACCTTCAAAACTTTTGTTAGATTCGTGAGGTTCTATGTATCTTCTCTTTACCCATTGTGAACCAACACCACCAGGGTTAGCAGTACATCTTAGATATGTTTCTATTTCAGGGTCTGTGGTTCTCAAACGAGATGCAAGGTAGTTCCAACTAAACTCTGTTGGGAGATGTGTGATTTCATCAAAGCCAATCCAAGAATAAGCTTGACCTTGGTATCGGTAGACATCAGCATCTCGTTCTAAGAAACCAAATTCTATCTTAGCACCACTTGGAAAGTTCCACAACTTCTCTACTTCTCTAAACTTTGCACCAGGGAAAGCCTGGGGATATAACTCCCTGGACTTATCTATTAGTTCTCTAAGTTCTGGCATAGACCTTCTAAGTATCAAAGCTCTATGTGCTTTTTTATGTGCATATCTTAGTGGGTCAACAAGCATAGCATAGGATTTACCACCTCCTGCTGCTCCACCATACAACACATCTTTTTCACCTGCTGCTAAAAAATCTGTTTGTGGCCCTTCATTAGCATGGAAGATAACTTTACTATCTTTTATTGTGTCTCTGATTGTGTCTGTGGTTTCTTCAAGCTGGTCTTCTGTGACCAATTTAGATGACGTGTCCTCCGTAACCTTTGTGATAACTTCTTCTTCCGTCTTAAGTCTTTCTTCCTGTTTGGCAAGTTTCTTTTTCTCCTTTTGTATCTTGGCTTTCTTTTGTCGTAGTTTTATTTTTCTTTTTTGTTCGGCTGAATAGTTGTATTGAGACGTAACTCCCTTGGGTCTTCCTGTTTTTTTCTTTGGTTTACCTGAATCGGTTAGAACAAACGAACCATCTTCGTTAGTTTCGTAGTCTTCTGGGAATATTTCCCACAAATCTTTTTCTAAATGTTTTTTTAATGCTACATGACTAATCTTTCTGCCTGTTTCTTCAGACAATAGTGTAGCTGCCTCACGTAATGAGTAGGCTTTGTTGTAAATACTCTTGAGATATTTGTTGAGAGCTTCTAATTGCTCTGGGATAGGCTTGAGATAGCCTTTGACCTCACTAATCTCGTAACCAAATGGAATGGTTGCTGATTTTTTCTTGATATAGTTAGGAGGAATACTAGACATAATAAAAAGCTGCCTTTTTAGAAGACACTACCTAGATGAAATAGTGATTTTTAGATTCTAAAAAGGTCTTAAGCATAACTCAGGACTGCTCCTTGGTTTGATTCTTCTTTTTACCAAATATTCTGTCCCAATTATCTTCGTATGCTTGTTTAGAAACTGCTCTAGGTCTAGGCTTTGCACCTTTACCTGCTGCATTTCTATACATACTCCGTCTTAATGGGACGGAATTGTGTTTATCATCGCTACCAATTTGTGGCATCTTACCATTTTACCTTATTAGCCCAATATGCTGCTGACATTTTACCTTTCTTAATGTTTTTAGCATGTCTAGCTTTGAATGACTTAGCTCTTTTTGTCATAGTTCTATCACCTGTTTTACCTTGTTGTCCAAAACGTATAGTTTTAATCTTATCACCTTCTTTTGCAACAACAATATGTGATTTTGTTTTATGTCCTGGTGTTCTTTTTGGTTTATTAAAACCTGATACACCTGCTCTAGCTAGTCTAGGGTCTTTTTTCTTAGCCATTATTTCCTGTATGCTCTAGTTTTTTTAGCAATTTTCTTAGGTTGTCTTACAAATTGCTTACCTTTTCTGTTACCTGCTGCTTTAGCTCTGTTAGTTGCCCTCTTTTCAGCAGGACTCAAAGCTTTCCAAGCTGCATCAGGTAAATATCTTTTCTTACCTTTGCTTGGTTTACCATCTGAAGTTCGCCATTTTTGTCTGCCCCATTTCTTTAGAGATAGTTGAGACTTCTTCAATGTCATTTATAACCTCCACCTGCTTTTTTGTAGGCTTTGGCTAACATTTGAGCCTTACGAGCTGACCATTGTCCTGGCTTACCACCTTTACCACCAGCCTTAATACGGTTAAAAATCCGTTTTCTTAGGGTTGGTTTAGTGTAGTTACCTGCTTCGTTGACTCTTGACTTGGCTTTTTTCTTTGCTGGCATTAGTGTAGTGTTACCTCTTTCTTTGGCACAAAGTCTGTTACTTCTCCTACGATAATAAGACCGTAGTGTTCTGCTAAGTTTTGTGCTTCTTTATATGTACTGGTTTTTATAAATGGCCCTAGAACAATTCTAGAGTCATCATCTAAGAACTCAGTTGCATAAACTCTTTCATCCATCGACTTCTGTATACTCTCCATCCTCGGCTGATAAATCAATGGTGTCTTTTTGTGGAAGAATAAAAATTCCTCCTGTGACATTGTGATTAATGTCAAGTTTTTCTTTCTTAATAACACCAACTCTATCTAATAAAGTTTGTGCTGCTTGTAGTTTTACGTTAGCTTGAGGCACGGCCTCGTCACTATGCATAATCTCTACAAGCTTGAAAGCTGCTGAAGGTGCTTCCCTTGCAAGTACATTCGAGGCCAAATCAATTATTTCCTCTTTAAGACTGTTTATAACTTGGTAGTGATTGCCTGAGTAACCTGCGAGTTCGGCTGAGAGCTTTAAGTTACCCTTAGTATCTACTAAATGTTGCAAGAACTTCTCTTGCTTCTCTGTAAGCTTTCTGGTTGTTAAAGCACTCATGTCTATTATTATAAAGCTACTATCAAACTTGTCAAGTTTTTCACCAAAATCTATTGACAAAACACTATCTCAACTGTATAATGAGGATGTGTCCGTGGGGGGTCTATATAGTCTATACAGCCTCCCTCGACCAACAACACCTCATACTCGGTTGGGGGCGATTTTTTAGCCCTGCTTAACACCGAAAAGTTCCTAAAAATATTTGAGCATGTGCATATATACCTGGTATGCCCCCTGGCCACCTGCCTGCCCCCTTTAGACTCTGAAGACTTCGCAGACTTTGAAGAGCTAGCCAAAGAAACCAAAGAACCTGGCAAGCTCTGAGAAGTTAACAAGTCATAACAACTTATAAAGACCCAAGACGTGAACCAGAGAAGCCCCAGAAGAACTTTAAAAACTCCCCAGGCTTCCAGGGGTTCTTTAGTTATTACCTGGCAACCTGGCAGAGCTTAACAGCATATAAATATTAATGGGCTGGGGGTGGCTGTTAAGTTGGATTTTATTTTTTACTTGCAATTAAAATAATTTTAATGATATACTTTTACCATCATATAAACTAAAAGGAGAATATATATATGAAGAATGAAAGTAAAAACCCTATATGCTCTGAGGGTCTAAAGGTTAAGAGCTTGACCAATAGCAATGGAAATAAAGTAGCAAATCAATTTGTTATTACTACGGCTGAAGGAACTTTTTTCCAAAGTTATGGGACAATCGTTGCAGGCTATACAGATGCTGGCCTGGTGTTTGATGCTGATTACTGGAATTACTCCAGGACAACCAGCAGACATAGAAATAATTTTACTGGCTTAGATACAGCAGAAACTAAAAAAAGAATAAAAGACGGTAAAATTAAATTTCAACAGCTTAACCCTGATAATCATTACGCAGGCTACGGCTATTAATAAAAAATAATCCCCTTTAAAAGACCCTGGCAAATGCTGGGGTTTTTTTTATCTTTAATAAGTTAGTAAGCACTTACTTTTTACATTATAAATACGGCTTATAATCTATTATAACTCTGAATTATTGGACGGCCTGAGAGCTTGTCTATTGCATTTTTGTTAAAAGTGAGGCTAAGGTATTGCTTAGGGTCTGAAAATGAGTTCTGTAAAAGTCAACCCCTAAATGAAAAAAAGTATATATTTTTTTAAAATGGCTTGACTGTGTTTTTTAATTTGTTTATTTTTATAGTTATATATTAACTAAAGGAGAAAATATATGACAATGATACGATATAACACAGCCAGAGAATACCTGGATGATGCAAATATAACATGCTCAAAGCAAATAGCCTGGGCTACGTTAGAAACTGAGGAACTGAGCAACGGCTCACAATGTTATGAATACCTGGAGGATGTCCCAGAAGATGACCCCAGAACGTTTGTATTTATGAGACGTAGCCTCTGTCTAACTCACGATGATGTAGCTAAAGTTATGAACCTCTGGCAACTACACCAGAAGTTCCCTGACTAGAGCTAAGAGCCTTATAAATAGCCCCATTAATTTGGGGCTTTTTTTTGCTTGACTTTTCTTTTACTTTGATATTAAACTAAAAGTATATTAACTACTGGAGAATAAATATATGGAGAACGATATAAAATATGATGATAGAACTACTGAAGAGAAGAATATCATTATGAAAGTATACGGTATCACAATCGGATTATATGAGTGTAGATACTGGATTGATTGCGAAGAAGATAATAATTATCTTACTGAGCATGATATAAAAGAAGGTAATATTGCTTCATTTAATATGATGCATTACAGTATTTCAGATTACGTAGCTGGATTGATTGAGGAGATGTTTTCATTTTCTCTGAGCTACGATAAATATACTGGTAACATGGATGATATTGTTACAAGCAATCTCTGTCCTATTCAATCACAAAAAGATTTTAGAGCTAATCCTCTAAAGGCTGTGAGTGAGCCTGAATATGGGAGATGGAGCAAAGGCTGGGATGAAGGACAATATCTTGACCCTGATAGCCTGATACATTATCTGGAGCAGACTTCAGACCACGGCCTGGACATTGACCAGGTATCAAAGATATTTAAAATTGGAGAGTATGCCTGGGAACGTGAGGCAACTGAGGAGGAGCTAGCAGAATACTATAGTTAGTAAGTAACCACTATCACTTGAAGCCCCTTAATTGGGGCTTTTTTGTGCCTGGAATATCAGATGTGAAATAGTTAGTTACTGTCCAGGGTCAGTTCTTTAATCATCAAATAACCCAGCTTCACCCATCAGCAATCCTATTGCACAGATGGATAAGATACCTAGTCCAGCATAAGCTATTATAACGTCAGCTTCCATATATTTGCTCCTATATAATTTATATAGACTGTATAGTATCATAAATATTTAATAGAATAAATATATTTTTTTATATTTCTTTATAATTATTTTATAAAAACTACTTGACATTATAAAACTTTATGTTCTATATTCTATAAAGACTATATAAACGGAGAATAAATATGGACTATAAATTTAAAAAAGAAGTAACGTTTCCTGACTTTCATCAGACAGTCAACGTAGATAAAATCAAATCATTCTCACTCAAAGAACTCAATGCCCTTGATAAGTTGTTGGACGGTAAGGCCAGCAAAAGAGACTATGCAATCTTAAGAAGGGCTGGAGGTCAGAATGGCAAATAAAAATAAAACCTATGTAGTAACTATCGATGTCATAGATAGCTTTAATTGTGAAGTGGAGGCCTCTACGGAGGCTGAAGCTTTGCAGAAAGCAGAAGAGATAGAAGCACCCCAATGCAATAACGTTGCTCACTACACAGAGAAAAAAGTTATTGGAATAGATAAGGACTGGGTATGAGTAATAAAATTAAAACCATAGAATGCAATTATACCCAGGCAGTTCAGCACGATATATCCCATCTTAATATTGACTACGATGATGTAGAGCATCATTGGTGTAAATACGGCACACTTGTCATAGAAATGAAAGACGGCACGACACATGAGGTTGACAACGGACATTACCTTGACGTAGATTGGAAATGGCCAGAAGAATTAAGAGTCTACAATGAAGACGATGAAGATATAACAGAAGACCAGGACGGTAACGGATGAGCCACGAAGGACACACAAGATTTTTAGAAGACAGGCTTGAGCTAGTGCAAGAGAGCCTTAGACAGATACCAGGACTAGACGGCATGCGAGATGATTTGAAAGATGATTTGCTTGAGCATGTGATGTCATACGTTGAGGGTTACGAAGATGCTGGACAGGACTATCCTATCTTACAGCTTGTCATTGAATGGTTTGTTCATAAGACAGCAGATAGTATGTCAGGTGCAGACTTAAACAAGATGGCAGATGACTACGAGAAAGAGAAGATGCCAGCTCACTTTAGATACTTAGTAGAATGAGAAAAGCTAAACAAATAATTACAATAGACCATGTGAAGAAGGCTACATCGCAGGGTTGTGGAGGCCGAGGCAGACGTATCAAATGTGCAATGGCTACTATGAATAAACATAAGAAACGTAGCTACAAAAGATATAGAGGACAAGGCAGATGAAAAAATTAGTAACGACCAGTAAGAGACTTGAGAAAGCAAAGAACTGGAGCATGAAAGAACTAGAAAAAGAAAATAACTTTTTGTATGTAGGCGATGTAGTAATGTGGGCTGGAGCATGGGGACATGAACCCTATAAGAAAGCCAAGGTTGAGAGCATTACTGTAGTTGAGCCTGGAACAAAATACGGAGACGATGTAGAAACTTTACATTGGAACTTTGTAAGAGACAGAGACTGTATCATTGGCCTGGACAATACCCATTGGTGTTGGGGCTTTCAAGTTAAGAAGGTGGAG